GTTGCTTCTACAATGACATATCAGACAAGTGCTTCAACAGTTGCACCTGCCGATACAGACATTACAGACGCACTTGAACTCTTTGGCGAAGACATTGACGGAACAAAGGTTGTTATCGTTCCCCCTGCCGTTTATACCAAAATGCGTAAGACAGGCAAGGATAACGGAAATTGGATTCCCGCTTCCGAACTTTCCGCAGAAATCGCTATTAAGGGTACTGTCGGCGAGTATCAGGGTTGTCAGGTTATGGTTTCCAATAAGTTAAAGACTTCGGGCAACGTATTTATCGTTAAGCCCAACGCTTTAAGACTTATTCTTAAACGTGGCGCACTCGTAGAGACCGACAGAGACATCTTAAAGTTCTGTGATGTTCTTACAGGCTCTATGCACTTCGCAACATACGTTTACAATCAGAGCGGACTTATTCTGATTAAGAAACACGCATAAGGAGAAACCTATGGGTATGTTACTTCATAGACACTTTGCCGAGGGGGCAAAAAAGCCCCCCGTAAAGGTGGAAAATAAACTCGAAAAAGAGTTTGAAAAAGCAAAGGAAAAAGCAAATGACAACAAGCGAAAAGGTGGCAACAACAAAAGCATTAGCAAATGATGATACACTTACAGACGATTTGGTAACTGTTTATCTTAATAAAGCCGAAAGTGCTATCCGTAATCGTATGTACCCGTTTAATCTTCCCGAAGGTATGACAACCTTTGTAGTTCCCGAAAAGTATGAGATATTACAATGTGAACTTGCGTCAAGATATATTTCAAGACGTGGGGCAGAGGGTGAAGAAACACATAATGAGAACGGGATAAACAGGACTTATGGTTCGATAAATGATTCTGATTTATTGGCAGAGGTTATGCAGGTATTATGAGAGCGTTAGAGAGAAATAAACAGACAATCTATTATGCCAATTACACGGGCAGGTCAACAATTACCGATTCTAACGGGCTTAAAACGGGTGAGTATGAACTTACTTATTCCAATCCCGTTAAAGCAAAGGTAAACGTATCGGCTTCACGCGGACAGGCAGAGATTGACTTATTTGGTACGGACTTAAACTACACAAATACAATCGTCACCGATAAAGATTTGGGTATTGACGAGAACTCTATTATTTGGGTAGGGAAAGAAGCATATCAAGGCTCTGTAATCACACCTCATAACTATATTGTTGCGTCAGTAGCAAAATCCTTAAACTTCTTCGTTTACGCGATAAGGAAGGTTGATGTAAGTTGAGAATCAAGATTACTTTGGATAGTGAAAGTATCGACAACGCTATAAAGAAAATTGACCGATACAAAAACTCATTACAGAAAAAGGCAGAGGAAGTGTTATCACAACTTGCCGTAATGGGAATGGAAGTAGTCAATTACGCTTACGGCGACGAAGAATACGAAATCTCTTGTATTGTAAACGGCAACAATGCTATGATAATAGCAGAGGGTTCGGAGGTTGTATTTCTTGAATTTGGAACAGGTGTTTACACCGAAGACCATACCTACGAAATGGAGACCGAAGGACTACCGCCTATCTTCGCAGGTAGTTATTCACAAACCGAAGGTTCGGGACAATTTAGGGCAGGACACGAATATTGGTATTATAATCATAGAAAATATGTCGGCTCTATCCCGTTAAGAGGCTTTTATATGGCTTCAAAAGAAATCAAGGAACAAGCGGTTAATGTGGCGATAAAGGTATTTAAAAAATGATAGATGTTGAGAATCTTGTAATTGATACAATCACAAATGCAATAGAGGCTTCGGCTTATTCCAATACATTAGTTATTTCAGAATATACCGATACGCCGTCAAGTTTTCCGTGTGTTTCCGTAATTGAGGCGGACAACTACACTTATCGTAAAACACAGGACAATGACCTTAAAGAACATCATACAAACGTAATGTATGAAGTTAATGTTTATTCAAACAAGAAAACAGGTTCAAAGTCCGAAGCAAAAGCAATACTTGAAATAGTCGACACGGCTTTTCAAAACATTAAATTCACAAGAACTTTCAAAAATAATATACCGAATAAGGATAAGACAATCTTTCGTTATGTCGCAAGGTATCAAGCCGTAATCGGCGAAGGTTTCAAAAGTGGCAACGATACGATTTATCCTGTATATCGGAGATAAGGAGTAAAAAATGTTAGAATTTTCGAGTGCAGGTGTGCAGATACGTTATGCGTCTGAATCTACGGCGGGTTCTCGCCCCACTACGGGGTACAGAGTAATTCCTTCAATTAAGGGTACTCCCGACTTGAACTCCGAGCCTTCACAGTTACAGGTTACGGATTTCGACGACAAACAGTGGCACAGATATATCGCGGGTCTTCGTGACACAGGTGGCGCACTTCCCCTTACCGCAAATATGACCGCTTCATTCAAGAGTGCGTGGGCTTCGCTTGTTTCCGCGTATTCAACGGCGTTTGCAAGTGGTAAATCGGTATGGTTCGAGGTTGCTATCCCGAACTTTGATTCGTTCTTCTTCGCAGGACAACCCATTGAGTTAGGTCTTAAAGCAATGGACGTTGATTCCGTAGTTGAAGCAGACGGCTATGTAGTACCCAACAAGATTTATGGTTGGGGTACATCTTCAACAAGCGTTATTTCGGCGTAGTTTAAAGTAGGTGGGGGTACTTTAATGTACCCCCTTATAGTAGGAGGATAAAAATGGTTAAACCTATCGTATTAAAAACAAAAGACACAGAGTACACACTTGAATTTAACAGAGAATCCGTAAAGTTTGCGGAAATGAGAGGATTTATCATAGAGGACGTAACAAATTTCCCTATGACAAAGATTCCCGAATTATTCTTTTATGCGTTCCGTATGCACCATAAGAACGTAGCAAGAGATAAGACAGACAAGATTCTTGACGAATTGGGCGGTCTTCCCGAAGGCTTCGTAGCAAGACTTGTTGAACTTTATTCCGAACCCTACAACTTCTTAATTGAGAGCGCGGAGGGTGAAGAAAGAAAAAACTCGAAATGGACGGTGGAAATGTAGAATCTTCGTATTCTCGTACCACCGAGAAAAAAACCTTTACGCAAATCTTTCAAGAAACCTGCCCGTATTATATGGCATTAGGTATGTCCTATGATGAATTTTGGTATGGCGAACCCGAAAGAGTTGTTGCATACCGCGAAGCCAACATTATTAAGAGTAAAAAGACAAATCAAGAAATGTGGATAAACGGAATGTATATGATTAGTGCTATTCAGAAGGCTTTGGACGCAAAAGGTAAAGCAAAATATCCCGAAAAACCTTTTGATATATTCCCAAAAACCGAAGCGGAAAAGAAGGAAGAAGCCGAGAAGCAACGGCGTAAAGTTATAGAATTTTTTACACAATTTAAACAGAGGTGGGACAATGGCAACAGTTGATAATTTGACGCTCGAAATAAGCGCGGACGCTACCAAAGCATTAACATCATTAAACAAAGTATCTACGGCTCTTAAAACCCTTAAAGATAGCCTTCCTACAAAACAAAAACTTGAAGGCACGGCACAAGGGTTTAAAACATTAACCGAACAGATTTCAAAGTTGTCTTTGTCTACAAAAAGCCTCAATCAAATAAAGGCTATGGGTACTATTGCCAATAGTCTTAAAAAAATGAGTTCTATAAGTCCGTCTAATATCAAAAAGACGGCGGAAAATCTTGATTCATTACAGGGGTCAATGGCTAATATTTCTTATCAAGCGGTAGAGAAAATAGAGCGATTGGCTTCTGCATTTTCCCTTTTGGCACAATCGAATAAAGGAATGGGTAGCCTTGCAAATCTTAAAAAGACGGCTAATCTTTCCGCACAGGCTAACCCAATTTCGACTACACCTGTTGAGAGCGGTGTATCTTCAAGAGAAGTAAGCGAAGCATTTAGTGATGTTTCCAACGAAGCAAAAGAAGCAACCGAAAGCGTGGGCGGATTTTGGACTAAATTCCAAACAGTACAGAATTTAGTTAAAACAAATCCGATTTCTCTTTTAGCGAACGCTGAAAGTGCCGATAAAATGTCTTCCCTTGCAAAGACCGCAGGAATGAGCGTAGGCGTACTTACTAAATTAAGCAAGGTATTAGGTTGGGTAGGAATTGCGTTGTCTGTTGTATCGGTTGCTACAAAAATATTTACAGGCGCGATTAAATTAGTTTTAAAGCCAATTAAGAACTTTGTAGGCGGAATTGTAACATTAGTTAAAGCATTAGCCCGTATAGCAATGTACAGGGCTATTCGTGGTGTTTTGAAGTCCATTACGCAGGGTTTAAAGGAAGGAATACAGAACCTTGCCTTATATTCAAAGGCACTCGAAGAACTTGACGCACATAGTGCAAACAATGTAATGAGCCGATACGCTTCGGAGTTCTTATACTTTAAGAACGCGGTAGCAACGGCGGTTATTCCTGTTCTTCGTGCCTTAATTCCTTATGTGGAAACGGCGATTAACACATTGATTAAATTTGTCAACGTATTAGCACAGGTAGGAAGTGCCGTATTTGGTACTGAATACACAAAGGCTAAATACTTTTGGGTTGATTATGCCGATTCTTTGGACGACGCAAACGGCAGAGCCAAAGCGTTAAAACATCAGTTGGCAGGTTTTGATGAATTGAATAACTTAACCGATAACGCGGGAGGTAGCGGTTCTGATAAATTGTTAGACGCTTCGCAAATGTTTGAAGAAGCACTTATCGACCCGAAGATTAAAAATTGGGTTGATTCTATCGTAAATAAGATTAAAACAGGTCTTGCAAATATTAAGACAACAGTAAAGCCTTATACAGATAAACTTAAAAAATTCTTTGATGATTTTAAAGCGAAGGTGTTGCCGAATCTTAAAACGGCAGGTGCGAATCTTAAAAGCATTTGGAAAGATTCTCTTAAACCAATACTTGATTCGTTTATTAAGGGATTCTTTAAAGGTCTTGCCGAAGGCGATTATGACAACACTATTGATTTTTTTGAAGATTTATCAAAAAGAGTAAAGGGTGCTACGGAAAAACTTAAAAATTTTGCCGATAAAATTCCTATGGATAAAGTTCAGAAATTTGCGGAAAAAGTTGGATTTTTAACAGGAAAATTCCTTGCCTTATACCACCCGATAAGAGACAATATACAGAACCTTCTTAACATTTACGACTTAATTAAGGCGATACAGAAGTTTATAGACGATAAGTTTGCAAAGTCTATTGACAATGCAAAAGACAAGTTTGAAAAATGGAAGCCCCACCTTGAAACAGTTGCGACAATTATCGCTACTCTCGTAGTACAAATACCTCTTTTCTCAACGAATGTAGGTACGCTTGCAAACAAGATTAAGACGGCAAAAGATAACACGGATAATTTAGGAAAGATGTTTGACGCTTTAAAGTCGTATTTCCAAAAGGTAAATCCGTTTAAGGACTTAACAAACAACAGTTTAGACGTTGCAACTGTATTAAACTACATTAAAACAGTAGTAGAGTGGTTAAAGACCGTTACAAAGATTACATTGGATTTTACCATTAACGTAACGGGTATGGACAAGTTAGATAAGATAAAAGATTTTCTCGGTCTAAATGTCAAGCCCGAAACGCCTTCGACGAGTAGTGGCGGAACAGGCGGAGGACACTCGCAGGGTGGTGGAAGTACAACTGATGATTTGGCAGGAAGGTTGAAGTTAAAGGGACACACAAGGGCAAACGGTGGTTATGTTCCCAAGGGAGACCTTTTTGTTGCTAATGAGAAAGTACCCGAAATGATAGGACATATTGGAGGCAATACGGCGGTTGCAAATAACGACCAAATCACGGAAGCAATCGCACAGGCTACCTATGGTGCTATGAGTAGAGCATTAGCAGAGAACGGCGGTTCAATGACAATCGTAGTTGAAGGAGACGGCGATAAGATGTTCAGAGTATTCCAAAAGAAGCAGAGAGAATACAATAGACAGACGGGTATGGCATAAGGAGTAAATTATGGCATTTTCTAATTATTTAGTTAAAATTGGGAACTATACAATCCCGAATAAGTACATAAAGTACGATTCGTGGAGTTCGGTTTACGAGACACTTGATTGGGATTCGTACAGAGATATGGCAGGTACTTTGCATAGAAACGCATTGTCAAGCCGAAAGATTAAAGTAGAGTTTACCACGCCGAATATGTATAAGTCGGAATGGGACGCACTTATGGCAGGCATACGCGGACAGTTCACCGATTCTACGGAACAAAAGGGAAGTGTTACGGCATACATTGACGAACTCGGTGACTATGTAACGCAGGACGCTTATTTAGTCAATGTCAACCCAAAAGTCGCCCAAAACTCACCCTTTGGAATTATCTATCAACCCACAAGAATTTGTTTTATAGGATATTAAAATGATTAACTATACAAGAAAACAACAGTTTGAATTAGATAGTGTTTATAAGAGAATCAACATTCATTATTTCGGTGGTTCTACGATTGCAGAAAACGCCGATATGTATAATGATGAATTTTCGGTAGAAGACATTTTGTGTGACGGGGAAGACTTAACTTTTGGCGAAGCGTGTGCAAGAAAAGTAACCTTTACCACAACAGTTACGGAAGACTTGGTAGGTGCGGAAATAGGAATCACCGAAGAAGTGGCAGATTATTCGGAGGATTTCTATTACGGAAGATTCTTTGTCAAGGAAGAAAGATACATTGAAAGCAAGGGTAAGAATAAAGTTAAGGAAGTAACGGCTTACGACCCGATTTACACCATTTATAACACAGATGTAACTGATTGGTATAATGGCTTGTGGGAATCGGCTTCCACTTACACACAAAAACAGTTTCGTGATTCGTTCTTTGCCAATTTTGACGTATACCAAGTACCTATAACACTTGATAACGACAATATGACAGTAGAAAGAACTGTAAGCGGTAAAATAAATGGTGCAACTGTCTTAAAATCTATCCTTGCGACAAATGGTTGTTTCGGACGAATGACAGACACGGGCAACGGCTTTGAGTATTTCTATTTACCCCAAATCGCACAGAATTTGTCTAACGCTTATGAAATAGCCAAGAATGGTTATTATATGAGTGAGACACACGCCAAATATACAACGCAGGCGATAAATAAACTTATAATCCGTGATGAAGACAACGAAGAAATAATAACTGTCGGAAGTGGAGACAATGCGTATGTAATGGCTAACAATATGCTTCTCTACGGAAAGACGGCTAATGAACTTCAAACGATTGCACAGAATATCTACAATCGTATCTCGGTTGTAACCTACGTTCCGTTTGAAATCGAAGTAAAAGGAAATCCCTGTTTCCAAGTGGGCGACCCCGTTTACTTCACAACAGTAGACGGCGAAGTAGTTTCATCATACATTTTAAGAAGAAATTACAAGGGTATTCAATCCCAAAAAGACACTTATTCGGCGGACGGATTTGAAAAGAGAGCCGAAGTAACTGTATCGGTCAATGATGAACTTATCAAGTTAAGGAATAAGACAAACCGATTAGACAGGGATTTGGAACACACCACATCTGTTCTTGAAGACGAAGTATTAGACCCCGACAATCCTTTGTCCTTAAAGTCTGAAATAGACCAAACCGCTTCGGATATTACCTTGAAAGTCGACAAAACAAGTGGACAATCGGGTGATTCATTTTCCTATGAAATGAACTCGTCAAAGGCAGAGTTTAAGAATAGCGGAAATACTGTATTAAAGATTGATTCAAACGGCGCGGTAATAAATGGTAAAGTCACCGCCAAATCGGGATATATCGGTAATGGTTCTTCGGGATTCACTATCGGTAATACATCTATCTATAACGGACTTTCTTCAATGTCTGCCACAGGAACGGGTGTTTATATCGGTACGGACGGCATTAACTTGGGCTATAACTTCCGTGTTACAAGCGGTGGTGTCGCAGATATTACAAGTGCAAGATTTGGAAAGATAAAGATAAATTCGGGCGATAGTGTAAATAACGGCGATATAATCTTTTATAAGACGGCGACTAACTTCGTTCAGAGTGCAAGACTATATCTTGATTCGTCTGATTCCAATTACTTCAATATCGAAGGTGTTTATGTAGATATAAGCGCTTCGGACGGGTTGACATTAAACGGAAATGCGTATAACAAGTGCCTAAATCAAGCGTGGACGGGTACAAATGGCAACTATGACCTTCTTTTTAGTGAAAGCACTTCAACCTCAACTACGAAAAACGAAGGTGCAAGAAAGGGTAGGCTTCATTGGAATCCTTACCTTGAACGATTGATGTTCACTAACACAACGACAGGTGCTATGATTGAAAACCCTTCAAGTCAGACTTTGTATCTTCGTGCTTCACACGAAGCAGATTACGGAGTAAATGTCGGAGTTGTTGATAGTTCTTGGGCTTTTGCACCTATCGTTGACAATAAAATGAGATTAGGTTCGCCAAATTACAGGTGGACTACTATTTATGCAATAAACGGCACAATAAACACATCAGACAGACGGCAGAAAAAGTGCATAAAACCTTTACAAGAAAAAGCAAGAGACTTTATAATGGACTTAAAGCCCGTATCATATAAATTCAAGAACGGCAAGAGAACACATTACGGACTTATCGCACAAGATGTAGAAGACACTATGACGAAACTTGGTTTAACGGAAATGGACTTCGCAGGATTGTGCAAAGATAAAAATGGTGATGATTACATCTACGGACTTTGTTATGATGAATTTATCCCGTTGTGTATCAAGATGTTGCAAATGCAGGAGAAGAAAATCGAAAGAT